CGGTTGTAAAGAACACAGAAGAACATATGTATAAAGAGGTTTTAAGTAAAGTATTAAAGGTTAACTTTAAGGATAAAGAAGTACTAAAGATGTTAGTAGGAACAATAGCAGTTGCCGAACTTGAAACAGTTGCCAAACAGATAGCAGACCGCTACCAGGCTGAAGGGATTGCTATTCCGACAAGCGAATACCTGCTGGCAGATGACATGATCAACCTCAGTGCAGAGAACCTGCTGCGCACACATGGCGTTTAGACGCGATCTAAGGCACCTACAAGGCGCGATCAGGGGTGAGGTAATAGGCAGACATGGGTGGCATGGGAAAAGGGCTCAGATCGCCTGTAATCCGATACCGTCAAACTGCCAAACGAACGTATGGTCTTTTGACAGGGGGGGGGATTGAAAGGGTGTCATGTTTCAAGCGATGCTGGCACGGGCTGGCTGCACAATCGATTGCGTTATCAGGTTGGCATCATACGTTGTCAAAAATGCACCCTTTGCCCCCTCCCCCCCTCATGGGCGCTAGCGGGGGTCACCCACAATTTTTCCCCCGTTTTTCCTTAGGCGGGGTTTTTGGTGTTTTAATGACATGGGGGAAAGTTGTGCTGGTGAGTTGCCGGACAGCACCGCCGGCTTGAGAGAGCGCCAGTGCGATGAGTACCCCGCCTAACAGGAGTTACCCAAATGAAATATAACCATAAGCCTAACTTTGGCTCTGCGTTTGCGAATCGTGACAAGAAGGAAGACTGGCACGCAGACTTCCGTGGCGACATTATGTTGCCGGATGGGAAGCTCTATTTCCTTGATGTAAGTCGTGCGAAGACGCAGGCTGGCGACGAATACTTTAAGGTAAAGATTGGCAAGGAAAAGGCGATTGTGTCACCACCGTTGAGTAGTCACTCGCAGGCCAAGGGCAATGGCTACCAGCCACAGCCTGGCGTTGACAGCGACATTCCCTGGTGACATTGATGGCATCAAAGAAACAATCCTCTGTCATCCCGCCCCTGACTAACTGGGGTGGGGTCAGATCTATCCAGCGCAACCTGGAGCGATCCAACACCCTGATCCAGAATCGTGAAGCTGTCAGCTATGCCCTGCTGTGCATGGCCAACACCAAGATCACCGACATCATGACCTGGGATGAGGAAGGCAACGTCAAGGTCAAGGCTTCGCATCAGATCCCTGATCACGCGCTGCAGGCCATCAAGAAAATCAGCGTCAAGACCACCACCGATAAAGATGGCAACACTTACAACTTTCTTGACATCGAGCTGTACGACAAGGTCGGTGTCTTGCGGTTGCTGGCCAAGGCGTCTGGCCTGCTCGACAACCCTGACGAGAATGACAAGCCGAGCGTGATTGATGTGAACGTGGTCGCACCTGCTAGCGAATAATGAGCCTCTGGAGGAAACGTGGCAAAGACAAAACAGCAGTCAGAAAAGACGGTGGCGACAGGGGGCTTGAGGTTCGACTTCAGTCTGAGCCCAGTAGTCTACGACTTCTTCAAGTCGGACAACTTCGTCCAGGGCGTGATGGGGCCGGTAGGATCGGGCAAGAGCTACGCCTGCGCGGCCAAGATCTTCAAGAAGGCGATCCAGCAAAAGCCAAGCCCAGTTGACAACATCCGTTACACCCGCTGGGCCGTGGTGCGAAACAGTTACCCCATGCTGAAGACCACGACGATTAAGACCTGGCTCGATCTGTTTCCTGAGTCTACGTTTGGCCCAATGCTCTGGACTCCACCGATTACCCACCACATCCGGCTGCCTGCCCGCGGTGATGCTGCAGGCATCGACATGGAAGTCATCTTCCTGGCTTTGGATCAGCCCAAGGACGTTAGAAAGCTGCTCTCGCTTGAGCTGACCGGTGCCTGGGTCAATGAAGCCCGAGAGCTCCCAAAAGCAGTCATCGACGGGCTTACGCATAGGGTCGGCCGCTACCCAACCAAGCGCGACGGTGGCGCTACCTGGCACGGCATCTGGATGGATACCAACCCGACCGATGATGACCACTGGTGGCACCGCATGGCCGTCAAGGAAAAGATGTCCGGCCCGTATGCCTGGAAGTTTTGGCAGCAACCAGGTGGCGTGAAGGAGGTTGACCCTGCCGATCTGCCCGACAACCCTGAAGCAAACGACCATGTCTTTGCCGCTGGTAAGTGGTGGAAGATTAACCCAGCCGCAGAAAACGTCAACAACCTGCCAGGTGGCTACTACCAACAAATGTTACTCGGCAAGAACCTCGACTGGATCAAGTGCTACGCAGGCGGCCTGTACACCTACGTCCAAGAAGGTAGACCCGTCTGGCCCGAATACGATGACTCCACCATGTCAGGCGAAACCGATCTATCAATGGATGTGCCAATCCAGGTCGGGCTCGACTTCGGTCTGACACCAGCAGCCACCATTGGCCAGCGTCTGCCTAACGGTCGCTGGGTAATCCACCATGAGATCGTCACCTTCGACATGGGGCTCGAGCGGTTCGGTATGCAACTGCTGGCTGAACTTAATACCCGCTACCCACAGCACCAGGTCATGATTTGGGGCGACCCTGCCGGTATGGCCCGCGATGCGATCTACGAGGTGACTGCCTTCGACTTCCTGCGCACCCTGGGATTAAAGGCGCAGCCTACTGCTTCCAACGACTTCAAGGTACGCCGAGAAGCCTCTGCAGCGCCTATGCAGCGCTTAATCGATGGCAAGCCTGGTCTTATCGTCAACCGCTCCTGCAAGCTGCTGAGAAAGGCTCTAGCCGGTGGCTATCACTTCAAGCGGGTTGCAGTCGGCGCAGGCCAGGAACGGTTCCGAGATGCGCCGAATAAGAACGAACACTCACACATTGGCGACTCATTCGGCTACCTGATGCTCGGTGGTGGCGAATATAACCGTATGACAAGAACACATAGCCTAGGCGGCAGAGCGCCTGGCATGACCGTGGCAAAGATGGATTTCGATATTTTTGCGTAAGGTATATCTGCCGTATAGCTTTACGGTTGCAACCTGCTGCAAAACCAATAGAATCAACGGTGATTTTGTAAATAGGGGGCAATCATGGCCGTGCCTTGGGTAGCATTAGCAATTCTTGGAAGCACTATCTATCAAGCCAGTGAAGCCAGCAAAGCGCGTCGCGATGCTGAACGTCAGCAGGCTGCAGCATTGAAACAGCAGGCAGATGATGCCGCCGCAATGCGTACTGAGCTGGCACGCCAGACCGCAGAGTACGCCAAACAAGGCGCGTCACTCGAGCAGCAGGCATCGTTGGCGCGTGAGCAATTCCAAGCGCAGCAGCTCCAGTACCAAGAGAACAAGCTCGAGATGGAGAAGAAGGCCAAGGAAGTGCAGGCCGCTGCTGATGAAGAACGTCGCAAGGCTGCACAGTCTGAGGCCTCTGCATTGAAGGCACGCACCCGTGGTGGTCGCCGTGCGCTACTGTCGCAAGAGCGCCTGACTCCTGAGTTGGGAGTGGTATCGCCAGAGCTTACACCTGGAATGAGGCTGCAATAATGGTTAAGAAAATAAATACACGCAGAATGACGGACATCGACCGTCTGGCCGCCGAGTACAAGAGAAACGTCGAAGCAATTACCGGCGAGTACCAGCAATCGTTTGGTGCATTTCAGGCAGAGCAAACCAGAAAGATGGAACCGTACAACGTCGCTGCCGAGCAGTACAAGACAGCGATGGGCGAGTACGAGAAGCAGGCTGCAGACTATCGCGGCAAGCTAACTGCCTACCAGAAAGCCATTGAGGATTTCCCAACATCAGCGGGCGAAAAGGTTAACGCGCCAACATGGGCAAATCGTGGTGGATCTGGTTTCGTTATTGGTGGCAGGCAATACCGCAGAGATGAACTACCAACCAATTACTTTATTCAAGACATCATGGGGCAAGTGCCTGAGACTGTAATTCAAGGCGCAGGCCGTGGCGCTAGAAGAGTGCCAACTGGCAGGATGGTGACCGCAAAGGTTGGCGAAGAACTGCGCATGAGAACACCACCTGGTGCATTTACAGAGAAAGCACCCACAGCGCCAACAGCGCCGACCATGCCAGAGTTGGGTGAGTTTGACGCATCAGCATTGCAAGCAAAGCGTGGCCAAGCTGAAACTACTTTCAAGCGCGAAGTAGCAGAACGTAAGGCTGCGCGATTGGGCGCAGTCGGTAGACGCATCACTAGACCCATGTTGCAGGAGAGCTGATCATGCCAGGACACTACGACAAAGAAGACAAGATGAAGACCAAGGTTTCCAAAGTCATGCGCGAGTACAAAGCTGGCAAGCTGAAGTCATCCAGCGGCGACAAGGTCAAGTCGCGTGATCAAGCGATTGCGATTGCGCTGTCTGAGGCCGGTATGGCCAAGAAAGGCAAATGATGAAAGAGGTATGGGATAAGCCAAGACCAAAAGACTTAGGCAAGCCAAAAGAACTATCCGAAGCGCAGAAGCGTATGGCAATGCGTCGAGCGCAGAAGGCAGGCCGACCCTATCCCAACTTGATCGATAACATGGCCGCGGCGAAAGGCAAGCAATGAAAATCGAAATCTCTATCGAAAAAGAATATGAGGAAGAAGAAGGTATGGTCGAGCTGTCGAAGCTCCCGCCTGCGTTGCGCAAGAAGATTGAGAAATACATGGCAGCCAAGAAGTCAGAGAAGCCAATGCGCGGCCTGAAAGAAATGATGGACGAGGCTGAACTCGAGGAAGAAGAAGACTGATGTTGCGCGATCCAGAAGGCGGGCTGACCGAGGCTGGCCGCAGACACTTTGAGCGATCAGGCGAGAGCAAGAACTTAAAGCCTGGCGTTAAGGAATCGTCGCCATCTGGTGAGCGTGCGCGTCGCAAAGGATCTTTCCTGACTCGGTTTTATACCAACCCAAGCGGGCCGCTGGTTGATGACGATGGCGATCCGACCAGGCTGGCAAAGGCTGCCAACGCATGGGGTGAGCCGGTGCCGCGCACCGCAGGTGCTGCAGCCAGGTTAGCCGCCAAGGGGCGCAACCTGCTGGAAAAATACAAGTTAAACAAGGACGATTGATCATGGCCTACAAAGAACCGCTCGGGGCAATGCGACTAAAGCCTGACGAGATCATGAAGCGTCAGGAACTCGCCCAGCGCAAGAAGGACGAATTCCAGCAGCTCTATCAGGATGCCTACGAGTTTGCCCTGCCACAGCGCCAGCTCTATGGCCTGTGGGAAGGCAACAGCACTGGAAGCAAGAAGATGGCACGGGTGTTCGATTCCACCGCAATTAACTCGACTCAGCGCTTTGCCAACCGGCTGCAATCCGTTGTGTTCCCACCGCAGCGCAAGTGGGCTCGGCTCGAGCCTGGCCCATCAATCCCGATGGATCGTCGCCAGCAACTGCAGTCGGTGCTAGATGTCTACGGCGAACAGATGTTTTCCGTATTAAAACAATCCAACTTTGACATTGCCATTGGTGAATTCCTGCTGGATCTCGCAGTTGGTACTGCCTGCATGATGGTGCAGCCAGGTGATGATGTGTCGCCGATCAACTTCGTGCCAGTGCCATTGTTCCTGGTTAGCTACGAAGAAGGTGCCAACGGCCAGGTGGATAACGTCTACCGCAGAATGCGCATGAAGGCTGAGTCGATCCAGCGCCAGTGGCCGGATGCCAAGATACCCGACACCCTGACGCGCCTGATTGAGCAGAAGCCAACCGACGATGTTGAGCTGCTGGAAGCCACCGTATTTGATGCCAAGCGTGGCGACTACTGTTATCACGTTATCTGGAAAGAGGGCAAAGAGGAACTGGTCTATCGTCGCCGCAAGACTTCACCCTGGGTGATCTCGCGGTACATGAAGGTCGCAGGCGAGATCTATGGTCGCGGCCCGCTGATGACGGCGCTGCCCGACATCAAGACGCTGAACAAGACCAAGGAACTGCTACTCAAGAATGCTTCCCTGGCTGTGGCTGGTGTCTACACTGCAGCCGACGATGGTGTGCTGAATCCGAATACGGTCAAGCTGGTGCCTGGTGCGATCATCCCTGTGGCGCGTAACGGTGGCCCGCAAGGCCCAGCACTGCTAGCGCTGCCCCGCTCGGGTGACTTCAACGTATCGCAGCTAGTCATCAATGACCTGGTGCAGAACATCAAGCGCATTCTGCTGGATGAGTCGCTGCCGCCTGAGAACATGAGCGCTCGGTCGGCCACCGAGATTGTTGAGCGCATGAAGGAACTGGCGCAGAACTTGGGCTCGGCATTCGGTCGCCTGATCAACGAAACCATGATCCCGCTGGTTGCCAAGATCCTCGAGGTGATGGATGAGCGCGGCCTGATCGATATGCCGTTGCGGGTCAATGGGCTCGAGGCCAAGGTGGTGCCGGTCGCACCGCTGGCGATGGCGCAGAACATGGAGGAGGTCAACGCGATCATTCAGTACACTCAGCTCATGCAGGGCTTCGGCACCGATGGCGCAATGGCCATCAAGACAGATGCCGTGGTTGATTACATTGGCGACAAACTGGGCGTGCCTGCTGCAGTTCGCAATACGGCAGCCGAACGTGCAGTATTGATGGAAACCATGCAACAGCAACAGCAAGAAGCTGCAATGGCGCAGGCAATGGCCATGCAGGCGCAAGCTGGTGCAATGCCTGAAGGGGCGATGTAATGGATTACGGAATGCGGCCAGACAAGACCGCCAAAGGCGCTGGATACTTTGGCGAGATCAAGCGACCAGACGGCAACGTGATGACCGAGATCAGCATTGGTGTTGGTCTTAATGGTAAAGAGACATTGATTCCGCTGATTGTTCCGACACTCAATAAAAGTGAGCTGAACT